CACCAAATCCACCAGGCATATTGATGCCGCCAAGGGATCTGGCTAGACGATCAGCAGAAGCAGTAATTTTATCGAGGTCGCCAGAGGCTTTATCGGAGAAGGATCGGAACCCGGCAGAGAGGCGATCTAGCTCATCGCGGACAGACTTGAAAGAGGCCCGCATGTCCTTCATATCCGCTTCTAAGCGAATACTAAATGAGGTTGCTCTCTCAGCCATTATGCGCCTCGATAGTCGTCAGAGAACGTCTTGTAAATATCAGGAATATCTCCTGTACCTCTAAACATCCCCTCAAGTTGCTCTGCCTCGCGTGCAGCCTTTCGGGCTGCTTCTGCCGCTTGCACCCGTCGAACTCGGTCCTTGAGCTTTTTCCGCTCCTCTTCAGGCAATCCCTCAGTCAAGTCAGGATTAATCCCCTCTGATATCTGCTTCTCCCAGCGATCAATCAGAGGATCACCTGATGTGGGTAGCCCAACAGCACCAAGGTCTTCTCGCTCATCTTTCCATACACGCTTCTTATCTTGCGCGTAGTAGTCCTCGAAAAACTCAATCATCAACTCCCAAATGGTATACCGCTGAAACTCATCCGATTTGGGTGACGACCGGTACTTTCTCGCCCACCATTGCCTGATCACTATTAACGGATCTTTCCGCAGATTGTGTCGAGCTATGGTTTTCACCGCTTTCAGAGTGGGAAGACTCTCCGCTGTCTCCCGCTCCTCCTTGTTCATCGTCGGTGGTAGTAGCTCTACGAAAAGACGCCTCAAAGGCGTCTACCTCCTTGTACACCGCCTCAAGAAGAGCGATGTCAGTAAGTTTCGTAGGCTCACTAAACCACTCCGGTGACTGCACCAGAGCGACCGTACAATGAGCGATCATCTCAGCCATGATTGACTGACCATAAGGTAGACCTCGACCAGTCAGCGGGTTGTAACTCAACCCACCCGTCATTTGAGCCATCTCGGTGCCCATCTTGAGCATGTCCCCGATGGTCAACTTCTTAGTCGTAAAGTTTCCCTGATACCGTCTGTCGTCAACCTCAGATACAAGGTCCACATAGAACGTCTTAGTCATAGACTTAGCAAATGATTCCACTTCTTCTTATCTCCCTTAGATACGAAATTCATGCCGACTCTAGAAGTCGGACTCATCCTTCATACGGATCGCTACGAACGAAATGTTCTCAGCGACAATGCCCCGAGCAGAAATATCAAATGAGTGACCGGAAGCTTTGACTCCCTCAAACTTCGCCATCGTCACACCAGAGTTCAGACGGTCTTCGATCTCAGCCTCAAGATCCCCAGAAGTAAGAATATGATTGGGGGAACTCAGCGGCACGTTGTTAGACGCCATAATCGCTTGCCCCGCATCACCAAATGCGTGCAAGGACGAGTTGATCACCCGAAAGATTTGGGCACTCAGGGAGCACCTGTAGGCTACGGGCACATATTCCCGAACTTCGAGCTTTCCGAGCACATCAACGGGTTGGTAGTCGATGACTTCCTCCCCAGATACACCAGCAGCGAATCCAACAGGAACACCGTCAATTTTGAATCGCGCTCTCGCACCACTAAAGGTTTCAGTTGCCATCTTGGTTTTCTCCTTTCGATAGCGGAACCAGGAATACACCTGGAGTTTAGACTAAAGGGACGAGTCCCTCTACACGTTTAGTTTGAATTTTCTGTAGCCTAGCGTTGAGCAGGAAGGGGGGTCGTGGGAGTTGACCAGCCCCAGTGCTCAACAGGTGGGAATATACAGTGCTAGGCTACAATCAGATAGGCTAACCAGGAATTATGGAACGAGTGTCGTGTGTTGGGTAGCTACTTGCGTTACAGCAAGTCGAAGCCACTCAGCCACAGTTCTTCCTGCGTGCGGAAAGAGCGGGGCTCGCTTACGACGACCTCGATCAACTCCAGCAGCCGCTACAACAACAAGTGTAGGAATATCCGCGTCAGCAGCCAAAGCGGTTACTGTTAAAGTATTCGGACCCTGCCCACCACGACGAGCATTTACGGCAACAACAGTATCAGTATTTGTAGTCGCACCAGATAACGCATTCACAGTAACAACTGTGTCACCGACTTGAAATAACGAAGCGTCCTCTACTGCCAGAGTTGTTGCTCCTGTAGCTGCGGGAGCAGTTAAGGTTGATCGCACTGGAACATCGTGAGCTAACGCTCCAAACGTTGCGCCATTAACAGTCTCAGCGGGCATGGCCCCATTAAACTGATCAATGATGAACGCGAGCGCATTTAACACGGTTGTACCCAACACCCCTGGAGTAAGCGACGTGTCTGACGTGCCACGGGCACCCGTATTAGTCGCCCCTGCTGGGAGGTAGGCATCCAATTCCGCGAGAACATCATCAATCACCGGGAAAGACACCCGATAAGTATCCCCCGCTTGAGCGGCATCTGCTAAAGCACCGGGAGTGCCCGCTGTTGGGAACGTAAACCTGTCTGCGCTGGGGGTCGCAGATATAACCGCAGTCGTATTCCGCAAATTTGCGGTCGTGGTATCCGGCTCAAAGGTGACGGTCGCCCCAACCATACAATTATTTCCGAATGTTCCAGGGTTGACTCCGGTATTGTCAACCTGAGTTGCTGACCCGCCCGTAGCGACTAGCTCAAGTCCTGGCACACCGCCACAAGACAGCCCAGCATCGCTCATCAAAGACCGAACAAAGGCAGCCACGTCATGCACACCAACCAGCCCACTGTCTAAAGCGGTTGCAGGAAAGGGTACGTCCCCGGCATCCAGCCAGATGTCAGTGTCAACAGCGTGATATGTCGCCGCACTAGCTGTGGTGAAAGTCAGTCTTGCAGCAGGAGCGTGTCCCCGAGAATCCGGCATACCTACTCGACCGCGCCCATCAACAGACTCTACCCGCGCAATGGTAAGCCGCTCAGTGTGCGGACCATCATGCAGCACTACCGTACCCCCGACAGGCCAAAGGTGCCCATTCGTTACGACACAGGTATTTGCAGCAGCGAGGTCTGTGACAAGTCGCCCAGAAACCTGCGCTCTAGGGTGAACATTTGGGAGGCTATCGTGAGCGTCTGTTAAAGCCCTGTGAACTCCCCGATCTGCCTGAATGAGCAGGCTATCGAGAATACGCCGCGTACCTGTAGTCAAGTTAACTGCCATGAGTTTGCTCCTATGCCGAAATTACCGGGAGTTGAGCGAACAACTCCAACAGTTCGTAGTTAATCCCGGTAACCGGGAAGATGCTGACTTTGATAGTTGCGATATCACCACTCACCGTTACGGTGATGTTGTTATACGCTTTAACCGCTGATCCGCTGGTTACATCAAAGCTGTCCACGATGATGTCGGACTGCCTGTACGTCTCAAGAAAACCCTCGATGTACGACTTGATGCTCGCAACAGTAGCGGGGAGTGCTTTAGTGCCTGTAAATCTGTCCTCGATCCCTGTGCGGAGTTCGTAGGAGATGAAATTCAGGACTTCATTAACTGAGATATCCGTGTAGGCGAGGTTATCGTCGATCAAGTACGAGGTGAGTCCTCGCACCCAACGATGCCCCTTTCCTCGGATAAACTCAGTGAACATCACACCGCCAAGCAAAAGCTGATTTGACGTGGTGCGATCTCTCGGATCAAGTGTCGATCCGTTGTTATTGACGCTGTTGATCTTAGCGTACTTGTAAGTCAGGGGCTCACCAACCGACGACCCAGCCTGCATACCCGCCGCGATCATCGCTAAAGCCCAAGGGTCTTGCTCAACCAGACTACTGTTGATGTCTAGGACTGTTGGGCTCTGGTAAATCAGAGAAACATTCCTATTACCCAAGTCCTGAGCCATATCCAAGACTTCGTTTAGTCCATCAACAGCCGGGGGTAAGAACGACGCATACGCATTACGCTCATTCCGACCAATTCCCGATGCCGTGTTTACATGGCTCGTCAACTGGGCATGTACGGAAGATACGGTTGCAGTACCTACTGTGAGGTCAGCGGAGATAAGCGGGACAACGATATTGATTCGTGTCTTGAGAAGTTCATCAAATGCGTTTTGCCAATCCGTATTAGTGGACGTGCCTCGCACAGCACCCGTGAGAACGGCAGGAGAGGCTGTCGTGAAGAACGTCGGAGGACCACTCCCCTCTAATGCGCCCCCATCCTCTCTCGTCGCAGAGATTAGGGTACTGTTGGCGTTAACTGCATTAACGATGGTGTTGAGGTTATCCGAGAAATTTGCCGAGGTAATATCCACATCCGAATCGGTGCGAATATTAACCGCAGCATTTCCACCCGCGCCCCAATCAAATAACGTAGCAGAGAGTGCCCCATTCCTACCGGGACCGACCGCTGCTTCGTAGAAACCGCCAATCGCAGGTTGAGTGGAGAGAGCAACTTGAGCGTTAATCTCAGCCACCACCTGAGCCACAGTCTTGCCCGTGAGAGTAACACTCAGATCATGCCCCATACCTGCGATGGCTTCAGTATCCGTGTGTAACGTAGGAGTACATGCGATAGTGGTCGCAGCACCAGTTGCCCCAGTAATCGAGGCTGTCGCTACCGTGCAATTTACGATTGCAAACGAATCACCGCTTGCAGGATCGGTATCAAAGTCCTCTGCCAGCGTTACAGTGATATCCCCACCAGAAGAACCACCAGCATGTGCCTGAGCACTAATAACACGGATTTGCCCCTCACCTTCACCGCTGGTAATGCGGAGCATCATGCCAACTAAAGAATTGGTCGCAGCCGTTTCTAAAAATAGTGTCCCACCCCCAGCAAGAGCGGGGGAAATGTTAGCCGTGTCAGACGTTGGAGCAACATCAAACGTGCCATCAATCACTCTAGCGGCGATGATTTGATACGTTGAGCCAGCCGGAACAGCGGCAGAGAACCCTGCGGCTGCTGTGCCCGCAGAAACAGCAAGACTTGCCCCGGCAGTCACCGTGGTGATCCGACGAATTTCTCCGACTATATTAGGCGCCGAAGAAGTCAGAATCTCAACAAACCAGCCAACTTTAGCCGTACCGGCAGCCACCGAGGTGTCGTTTATCTGAGTGACAGTGCTTGCAGCAGCAGCCGTACCCGAATAGGTGACGATAGGGGCATCCGGTCCCTTCAACGAAAGCGTCATAAGAGAGTTACCACCGATGTTAGTGGTAATCTCTTTCACATCACCCTGAGTCACCTGCGTCATGTACTGCGCGGTGTTAATCGGGTCTTCGGTTAGACTAAACGTGATGGCATTTGCAGACGTGCCGTACTCCTTACTTTCGAGGCGCATCATGTCCTGAAACGCTGCGTCCTCAAGCACGACAGCACTTCTGGTAGACAAGTTGGTCTTGTAGCTCACTACACGGAACGCGCCACCAGGAATACGCGGGTCCGAACTAGGCTCAAACGCCAACCGAATAGCGTCCGCAAGCGGGCCACTACGAAATACAGCCCTAGCACCACTAGGATCATCCATCGTGATCAAGGTACGCGGAGTACCTGTACCACCATCGGATTCTCCGATAATTCCAATGATCCCGGTAACACCAACACCAGTCTGTGCCATTGCAGACACATCGACCTTGCTGAGTCCACCGGGATGAACGAGAGTTAGACCATTAAAGACGACGAAGCGTGCCATATCTCGCTCCTAATAATTCGAGAAGAGTTTTTCCCATTGCTCTGCCGTCGCATTTCTACGACGACCAGCGAACTTCTTCATAGCTGGGAGGTGGTGCGCGGGCACGCCTTTAGCCAGCATGTAGATGTCCAATGGGATATGTTTCACTTTCTCCAGCCGGTAAATCTTCTTCTCTACTACTGGGGCAGACGACTCTTCCGTTTTCTCAACGGGCTTCGACGCTTTCTTAGTAGGGGTCCGCTTCTTCGGAGAAGTTGTCATGGGTCATATATTCCTGTTCAAGAGTTTCGTGTCAACTTTACGAAACCGTCAGACCATTTTCGAGGGTTGATTCGCACAGGTCTGGGTTAACTAAAGTCACGTCAGTGGTGCCCGTGGAGTGAGGTATGATGGTAACTCTGAGCTTATTCCCGTCGATGTATTCCGTACTGAGCACCTCTATGCCCGTAGGACCAGTGACAGAGTACGGCATGTCATCGAATCGAAGTAGGGCTTCCCGTTGTATGTTTGTGCCCGTGGCAATAATGATGGTCTGCACGCCTAGAGAAGCACTCGATGGAGTTAATCCGGTAAACGATGGGGGTTGGCTTAATACCGAAATGGGAGTCTCAATCCCATCCCCGTCAATCACACCTAAAGTGATCCCAAAGCAACTAGCGAGCCCCTCAACATTGGGAATGAAGTAATCGAAGTAGTTAGTAAATCGGATGCTTAGACCTCGACTGAACACAAAGTCTGGGAAGAATGCGGGTTGAGGAACAAAATCTGTCCCCGCCATTGTGAGTCCAATCAACCCATTACGTTCAAGCATCAAGCGGTTCCTGATCAGGATGAACTTAATCAGGATATACAGAAATAGTGTGAATTCCTGATGTGTCGTCATCACCTGTAATAAGTATGTGACGCTGAATCCCGTCCCCTCACGCATCTTCGGAACGGCATCGTCGTTAAGAAGCTTTCTAGCCTCCCCAACGATTGTCTGAGTAGGCTCCGTTATAGGTGAGGTGTCTGGGGTAGCACTCCCAGTTTTATCAAAGAAGAACTCTTCCCGAATACTGGACCCAACACTTCCCCTAGCAGCAGAGCCCACCGGCTGGGTTCCATCAATGGTTGCAGGACCATACCCCCAACCAATGAAGTCACCTATGAGGGGCTCTTCCTCGTTCTCACCTTTGAGGAGAATGGCAATGCAGGGGAATTGTGAATCTTCTCGCGGGTAATTGAAGGTGATGTCGATGGGGGTATTCTTGAGAACTTTCTTGAGTGAGGCGACCGCTGGCTGATCCATATTCCTAAGTAAAATGTCTAAGGTATACTCGTCCTCCCGAGCCGCCTGAATCCCGCGCACAAGCAAATTCTGTAATATGACTTCTGGTAAAATACTCATAAGTTGAAGATAGTTTCACCTATGATAGTGGGTGGTTCCTGAGCGGCGAAGTAACGCAATGAGCGGGTCAATAATCTGGGGAGCAAGAGTCGATTCAATGTGCGCTATCACCCGTTCATGAATCATGTGCGCTGTGAATCCTGGGTGAATCCACGAATTCGGATCTGAGTCCTCCGACATTGTACGGAACGTATGCCACCCAGATTTCATCTTCGTTAGTTTTTCATATCGAGGTACTTGAGATACATACCCAGTTGCCGTACCCCGAGTCTTATATCTATCAGCAATACCTTTAAGCACTGTGCCACGCTTTGCGCCCACCATCTGTTTAACAATTGGCATTGGGGGCACATGCATCCTGCGGCTTCCAGCGGACCCCTCAGTTCCGTGCCTGAACGGGACGATAGCGTATAGCTTGCCTGTCTTCTTTGACACCCTGATACGCCTAAATAAATCAAACTGAACGTGCCTATGCCCCGTACCAGCAGACCCATATAAACGGCGCTTCATATCGAACTTAGGTGTACCAAACTCGACAGCCATCGGGATGAACCCGCTAATTCCGATATCAATTCGGTCAAGCCCACCCGCACCAGGAGAAGGCAGCATCTTCAATGACCCAACATAATCCGCATACGACGTGTTCAACTCAGAATCAGCGATGCTCTTCCAATAAGCGTAGGCTTGTACGCCGATTGCCTGTAAGCCAGTGTTAACTGCCCGTTTGAGAGCGGCATCATTAGGGTCCAATCCGGTTGGGATCGTCATCTTTACGATCTTAATCAAACCGTCACCTTACGAGTGAATAACGTAGCACTATGTGCGGATTCATTGACCGTAGGATCAGTGATGTCCGATAGCTTGTCAGCGTCATTACGTTGACGATCAACAATGTGTCGACGACGAAGAATAACTCTTGGTCCCAAACTCTTCCCCACATCACGCCGCTCAAGTGGGGGATTAAACACAACCCACTCTAGATAGGCGAGATACTTTACTACAATTCGCTTATTCCTAATCGGAATACTACCCTGCCACCGGATCTTCTTCCCATCGAACACGAAGTCAGCATCCTGGTAGTAGATAACCCCGTCTTCATCCTCAACATGCAACGCTTCGGCAGCGTGGTAATGCAAAAAGTCCTCGTTCTCTGCGAGACTTACCGAAGATCCGCCCATATTTGTCGGGTTGGCGTCGTTACCTAGCTGCCTCTGCAACCTACGGTATTGCGCCCCTCGCACGATGACTTGCCCGTCATTCACAGGTTGGGGCCATGTAAATCGTACAGTGTCGAAGTCCGTAACTTGGGGGGACAACTTAGGGGATGTGGACATCACACAATCCCCAGGAATGACGAACCCACCCTCGATAAGATCCCGAGATGCGCTAATGCTGGTAATCAACGCCTGGATATGTCGCGGGTTACGGTAAAGAAATCCAGCCTCACAGCTAGGGCAATCTACGACCCGCAGAATATGGTCACCGGAATCCCCAGAACGACAACGGGGGCAGGCAACACCCATCGAGTGGATGACCATCTCCCCGCGACTGTTGATTAACTCATCTTGAAGCTTCAGGTTATCCTGAAAATTTACTCCAAAACCCAATCCAAGAGCCGCGTGCCCACGAAAACCTAGCCCCTGAGTACGTTGACCCCGATTGTTATGTCGAATAGCACGATTTGCCGACTGATTTTCGGGCCGCTTACCTGCCATTAGACCACCATTAAGTTCAGGCCACGGTACTTCGCTCGCATGTCCTTAACATGGTCCTTAATCCAACGTCGGTGGTCCTCAATTGATGCCGAGTAGATGCCGTAGATGGCAGATGCGGTGTAGCTCACTGACTCACTCACACCATCCCGACTAATGCTCTGACTGGAATAACCTGACCGGAACGCCTGACCGGCAACAGTCAAAACAGGAATAGCCGCCATACGACCAATAAGTTCCTGCACGTCGCCAGGAACATCCCTTAACCCAGCCAAGACGTTGTATCTCCAAAAGGAGGGTATCTCCACCGCTCCGCGAAGAGATTCAACAAAGACCAATCCGATGAAATCAAACGCAATCTCTTGATTAAACGGCACAAGCTGGACAAAGCCCTGCTTCTCCGCGAGTTCTACCCACTCTAAATTGATGTCCACAACGCGGGTGTTAGCAACTGCCCCAAAGAGGCTGTCTACCCGTAAGACGTGATACATCGGTAACTGAATATCAATCCATTTAGCACTGTTAGGGGCGTAATAGGTGACCGGGGTTGTAATGAAATCGAAATCAGCATCCAACACGATTGGACTAAGGTTCTGCGATGAGAACGTAATCTGTGTGGGGTCGATATCAGTTACACACCGGGTGGGCTCCAGATATACCTGGAGTGTTGTATCCTCCACCTGTGAGACAGCTTGTTGTATGTATCTACGCAAAGTCTCATCTTCGATTTGCTTCTCTTCAACAAAGAGTTGATCAACTTGAGAGGTCGTTGAAAGCAATCTGGGATCGACCCTTACAATAACGTAATCCTGCCCAATCGGAGCAGGAAGCATGTAGTCACGAACCCCACCCGCATTTACTGTTACGTCATCTCCACCTGCCCATGACAGAGAAGATCGCGCCCCACTAACAGTGTAGGTTAACGAGTATAATGCAAGAGGGTGTGCGCGGGACACCTCGCTCAATGTCACACCAGTGATGTTCGCAGGTGGCAGTTTCCACCCCCGAACTTCATTAGCTTGAAGATCCAAACCAAATAGGTAATCACTTCGTAACCTAGACACAGTAATGATAGACACATCAAAATCATCAGAACTAGCGGTGATCAACTCAGTCGCAGTATCCTCGGCTTTAGCGAAGTATTTTCCCGCCTTCATCAATCGAATGAGATCAGGTGCGGTACGCACATCGGGCAAGTAAAACGTCACTTCGACACCATTGGTATTGAAGTCGTTCACCACCCCATCAAACGTGTATATTTGACTGGCAACTACAACGTCCCGATTTCGCCTAGCCTTGATGAGATCAATTGTGATTTGATCGTTAAGTAGCGGTTGAGCCGGTGTCCCGATGACGCGCACCGTGATGGTGTCCCGATCCCGCTCATATTGAGAATAATCGTCTAAATCAGTCTCAACGACTGTAATTCCGGTGATAGCCATTATGCTATCGAGAACAAGTTAGCGGTCGCTGTGGAGGGAACGAGTACCGATCTCCTGTACCCAACTTCAGGAATAATCACGTCCGCTGTAACCCCTTGGATTAAACTAAGTTCAAAATACCCCGCAGAATCGGTAAACGCCTGTACTATCTGCGTAGCCACACCTGCCCCTGAAAGGATTTTTGGTACGGATAGCACCCTAGCTGATATGCCCACGTTCTCCATAGCAACCCCAGCCGGGTCAATAACATGATCCGAGATGGTGCAGAGGTTCATCGTAGCGGAGGGTAGTCCCCCCGCAGCAGTAACCTGAAACATCTGCTCAAAGTCTGGTCCGATACCCGAAGTATCGACTACCGCAATATAATTACCAGCCGTGGTAATCTTGAACTCAGGAGTAAAGTAGATCGAAGGTATGACGGGATTCTGAGTCATATTGATGGGGTCTGGACTTGTCCCCCCAGCAACAACTGCTGCTCCAGCGGCATCATACAAAGTTACCGCAGACCCAGTGACAGAATCCCTGACTTGAAATGTGCTGGCAGATGCTCCCTCACCTGGACCGAAATTAGCGTACATACGAGTAAGTACGTTTGTCTTGAGGACGCCACCCCCATCTCCATCTCCGACTGTCAGGAACGCCATAAGGATCTCCTCAAAATATTCCTAGTGCATATTGGAGTTGGTAACGTCCCCAGTCAAGTTTAGGTTACTTATAAAGCACCTGAAATATGTCCACCTCACCGGACGCCTTATCAATCCTAAACCCCTTCAGACCTCGTTGAGCGAGCGTAAACCCCTTCAATTGGTGCCAACGGTCAGGAGGAACCAGAGCGGGGAGTTTGTAGCATCTAGCCCCGTTAATGTCCTTTGCCTCAAAATGATGGTGGTGCCCATGAAAGAACACAGTACGTTTGGTCCTCCCCATAAGCTCGCGAGCTTCAACAGAAGCTAGTGGACCCATCTTCTCAGGCTTAACCCCATCTCCGTGGCAAAGCCCGATTAACGTTTCCCCATACACAGTATACCAACGAGACTTTTGGTCGTATAGGTCTGGGGGCGCGATGTGCTCAGAAGTACGAAACCAAGCGTGCAGGAATGCCGAGAGTGCCACCGAGCTTTGCCTATCGTGGTTACCAGGAATAACTACGACCTCCACCGGAGCCAACCAAGCACACCGCTCAACTAAGTCCCTAGCCATCTCTAGCCCGGTGATGAAGATATCAGCGTATGTTCCATCAACGTCCTGAGTCGTGCCCTTCGTTGTACTCCCATCCCAGCTATCCACATGTAGCCAATCTGACCCAAGGACAAGGAGAATCTTGTCAGGACGACCATGCTGCTTCCACTTGTTGAACAGCCGATCAATGCACTTCAACAGCGTCTTCCGCGCAGCCTTCCGATCCCAATCAACTCCAGTTTCCATCGCATTTGTACGGAGTCCCCAATGAAAATCACTTGGCGCGAGTATTCCTAAATACGGAGTATTTGTAGCTGGCTCCGGTTCTGGTACTGGGGGGACCGGATCAATGGACTCCACAGCGATTCGTAAAAGCGAACTGAGGTGCTCTTGTCTCGCTTCGGCATCCCACCAAAGACGTGCAGCCTTCCTCACCTCGCTTTCTCTGGCACGCTCTACTCGATCCCACTTCGCTGCTTTGAGTGAGGCAAGTTGGTCTTGAACAATGTCCTCTGTAGAGGACAGGATGACCTCTTCATCGGTCATCGGTGCCCCATCGTGGGTCATACCAAAGGCCCGAAGATACTTACGAACTCTAGGTCGCCCCCACTTGAGGACGCGAGCTAATTTATTGACCGAAGTAGGAATACCATTAAAGGATGAATATGCCTTTATGATAGCCCGGTGAATATCCCCCGGCATTACTAACGGGGGTTCCCCCACCAAGGTGACCGTGTAGCAATCCTCGGACTTGTCGTACCGATACGCTGTACGAATTATCTCGTCTGGGGAGTGCTCCTCATAATCCTCCAATAGCCGAGATAGCTCCCCTATTGACGGATGATTCGGTATCTCTTGTGCTTCCGTTGAATGGGCTTGGGTGAGATCTTTGATGGTGGAGTTAGGGGCACCCAATGCCACGCTAGGTAAATCCCCGCAGCGCACAAACCGACATAGTGCCGCAGCACGCTCCAATGAGAGTCCGGTAGTTGTAGCAACTCTACGGTTGCTTCGCTTATGTCTAACGATCTTCTCACCGTAACGGGCCGCATAGGCTTTTAGCCAAGGGAGGTCGGGATGATGTGCCATCACCCACCCCGCACGCCGTTACGGAAATTGATTACGCCTACTAAGTGCCTCCTCCCCATATACCCTCCTTGGATTGGGGTTAGACCGCATGTAAGCTTTTACTTATCTGATGAAATCAGGCTGAGTCCCACTTATCCGCGCTGCCGTCTGTCTTCACTAACAGGATTGTACGCAAAGTGTGTGCAAATTCCAACCGATCCTTTGCACGCTCCTCGGCATCCTTGTGTCGATCTTTGGCCCGCTCGTCAGAGTCAGCTTCTCTTAGGGAGGTTAAAGTATCAGTGAACGCTACTCTGGTGGCATCCATTTCAGAAGCAAGAATATTTACTAATCGCTTAACTAACCAAACAATTAGACCACCAATTGCCGTACCTATAGACAGCAGCACGGGAATTACTTCTGAGGTAATTCCGTTCGCAGCGTCCTCAGTAATCGAGGTGATCTCGGTGCTGAACGCAGCACAACTAAACAGGAGGCCAATACCAAATGCCACGGTAACGAGAATAACCAGCGATCCTTTAGTACCGTGTAACATTGGGAGCGTTCACGTCATCTGGGTAGCGATGATTTCGTAAGAACACGTCCCGCCAGACGTTGACTGAATATGCAGGTGACCTAAAAACCAGTGCCCCTCTAAAATCCCTGTGTAAGCCTTGTCGATCTCGATTGCTGGGATAGTAGCAAACGTATTACAGTTATCGAATGAAACCTCTAATTGACGAGAGCCGTGGGTATTACGAATACGGACGTATTTAACTTGCGCCCCAAAATCAATCCGATCAGCGTTTGCTGACGCTTTATTTGGGGCGTTCCCGTTCCTATGGATTGGCCTCCCGGCTAAACTCATCATTAGATTAAGGCTCCACCATCGACTTCTAACGCAGCGACCGCTGGAGAAGCCGGGGTTAAAAGTACACGTTCAGGGGTACACGCAGCTTCCCACAATGAGAAGATAGTGACGGCACCAGCACCCTCGTTATTATCAAAAAATGCTACGACATAATGACCAGCAGGAATAATTACAGGACGTAATGGGCGATATTCCGCGCCAAGCGTAGCTAATTGTGCGTCATCGCTCATATCAACAGCAGTCATTGGCGGAACACCACCAGCCCCATCGAATTCAGTAACATACGCCAACGTCTCTACAGGCTCACCTTCTTCAGCAAGAAGCCCAGCATGGGTGTAATACCCAATCTCAAGAGTAGAATCCTCATTACCCCAAGTAACGCCACTAAAGTTATGAATTAAGACGCGGGTTAAAACTGTGGGCTGAAAGGTATAAAATAACAGGTTCTCCGCTGTTTCTTCATCCCCGGCAGCTTCACTAAATGCAGTACCGCGCACTCTGGAAGCCATAAGACTTTCTTGGAGTCCGCGAATTGCTTGAGAGCCAGTGCTCTCAATAAATGTTCTCGTCCTTCCTACTACTGCCACAGTGACCCCACTAAATAAGAACGGTGTTGAGATTTTGTGACGAAGGTGTGGCGGGTATTCTAGGCTCTAGAAACACTCTTTCAGGAGTAGTCGCAGCTTCCCAGCAAGACAAAATTCCGACTTCCCCGGCCCCTTCGTTATTATCAAACTTTACAATAACATAATGACCAGCAGGAATAAGCGTAGGTTTTAACGCACTCGAATTTGACCCAATCGAAGCTAACTGAGCGGCGTCAGCCATGTTAACTTCACCAAATGGGGTAACCCCGCCCCCACCAAGGTTAAATCCAGTAACAATCGCCAACTCCCCCACCGGAGGGTCACTCAACGATGCATAAAAAACAATTGAAAGTATAGATGCTGCCTGGTTCCACGCTTCTTCACTGGCGTTAAGAACCATCACGTTCGTCAAAATCATTGGCTGAAATGTGTAACAGAGATGGTTCGTAGCAGCCGCCCCATGAGCGGCGGAGGGACCAACAGCCACCCCAAAGGTTCTAGAAGCCATAAGGCTTTCTTGGAGTCCGCGAATTGCTTGAGAGCCAGTGCTATCAACAAATGTTCTCGTCCTACCTCTTACTACCACAGTGACCCCACTAAATAAGAACGGTGTTGAGCTTTTCTGTCGAGGGAACGGCAGGTGTTTGAGGCGATATAATTACCCTTTCAGAAGTAGATGCCCCCTCCCATAAGGTAAAAATCCCTGTAGACGCCCCCTCCTGATTAACAAACCCAACCAAAACATAATGACCAGCAGGAATAAGCGTAGGTTTTAACGCACTCGAAGTTGATCCAATCGAAGCTAACTGAGCGGCGTCAGCCATATTAACGGTGGTCCCAGCAGGAACACCCGCACCCACATTGAATCCCCCAACATAAGCGTGCCCAACGGCAGGACCGACGAGGGCACCACCTACTGTGGCAGACCAGCCAAAAAATAGGTGGGAGGCAGCTTGATCCCAGTTTTCTCCACTGGTGTTCGTGACCAAAATATTCGTCAAAAGCAGGGGCGTAAACGTATAACAAAGATAATTAGTTGCAGTTGATCCATGAGCGGCAGGTTGCCCAGACCCACTACCATAGGTTCTCCCCGCCATAAGGCTTTCTTGGAGTCCGAGAATTGCCTGAGAGCCCGTGCTATCAACAAATGTTCTCGTTCTACCCGCCATAGTACCCCTCGAAACTTAGAGTAACTAGCGTCCCCGCGTAAAGAAGGGCTTTTGCGTAAACGTCGGGGACAGGTTCAACTGATCCTTCACCGGACGATACCCAACAGAAGCCATAAGCGAGACATTCGCGGAAGTCTTATTGTAGTACGCCCACACCAAGTGATCCCCCGCATTCATCGCAAACCCACCCGTGATGGAAACTGGGTCCGAGTTACCAAAGTTTGTACCCGCCAAGGTGCTTTCCAGGTTGGCAGCAAGAATACCGCTCGCACCACCCGTAGCCGTAAGGCCGACCAGTTCACCGACTTCGCCACTTTGAAAACGGTTCGCAGATGAAAACACCGCCCCAGTAGTGGAAAAAACTACTTGGTAAGTGCCAGCAGCACCGAGCGCAACACCCGCAAAGTCACCATGAATCCCATCAATTGCGGAGCCCGCTAAAAGCTGCGTCTGCGACGTAGACCCATTTCCTTGAATCCAAGTAGCCGGTACTCGAAGCAAAGCAAACGTAGTTTGTACGGGGGTACTCGCGTCACCGTTTGATCCGACAAAACACAACTTTACGCTCGTCACGAACATGTCTTCAGACGCTACCAACAGGACGCCAGAAGATCGCTCGTTATCTCCAAACAGGATATCATCGGCGGCTCCCGTCCCAGCGGACGCTATGGGCTGGCGAAGCACCGAAAACGGGGTAACCGAGATAGCGCGGTTAAGCTGGCTCGCCATCTCATCGACAACAGCCGAGCCAACGTCGTTTACAAGGGTCTTCAATTGAACTGCCATTATTTACCGCTCCTCTTCTTAGCCGATTTGGTCGGCGTGGATTTTGATAGCTTCTTGCTGGAAGCTTGCTTAGTAACCTTCTTCGTAGCCTTCTTAGCTACCGCTTTAGTCTCAGTTTTCTTAGCTGGTGCCTTAACTTCAACCTTCTTAGGTTCTGCCTTAACTTCAACCTTCTTAGGTTCTGCCTTAACTGGGGCAGGGGGCTCTGCCTTCACGACAGCAGCGGTAGCTGGCTGCACATATGGTGCGGAGTACCCAGGCTGTCGAAGTAACGACTCAAAGTCTGCCCTAGCTGACCGGGGTACGCGAGCAATCGAGTTCTCATCAAAAATGAAAACCGTAGTTCCGACTACAAGCGTTTTATTCCGCATGTTCTGATGTTTGATGACTAGCATATCCCCTCGGGTATCTCTTAAATTAACTGGTGTCTCTAAGCTGCTCTCAACAAGTTTCTTCTTTATCTCAGATAAGGTCTTACGTTTTCCAGCGGCATCCTTACGTTGTGCCCCCATACGGTCATAATGACCGTCCTCTATAAGACCCTTTCCGGTAAAAAACTCAAATTCAGCCTTACTTCCCATGCTTCCTAATATACCTGAAAATTTGGGTTACTGCCTACCCACCAAAGGCGTCCGGCCAAGCTGGCGAGTAGACAGTAACCCTACGAACTAAGTACGGTCAAATATTCCTAAATTCGACCGATATTCAGGAGCCGGGTCCACTTTCGCGGGGCGAAGAGGATCGGAGTTCCATAGAGCAAGCACATCCAGCGGTAAGCCGGGGCAAGCACAGCGATGTCCAGCTTCATGAGTGGTGCCAATTGCCGGAACGTAAGTACCTGGGGAGTAAGCTCTCCAAGATACGCAATCTCCGTGAACGGGATCAAGAAGTTACGATCCGCACCAGCCGTGGTTCCAGCACCAGCTTGGCTCGCAGCAGGAATACGGAGAATCTCCGAGAAATCTCCAGGCGTAGTCGTGACAACGCCGGGACGACTTCGGTAAACCCGAAAATACTCGGGGGGATTCGCACCAACCGCAGCAGCATTCGTGATCTGAATGAGCATCGAGTTATTCGCATTAACCTCTGCGGCAGTCGGAGCCATCGCAGGAGTAGCAAAAAACGGTGCAGACTCACCGAAGCGATTACAAGCAGTCACGCAGTAGGAAAACGTCGGAGCAACCGCGACTGTACCAAGCTGCTTAGTCCACTCAGCCGATGCAGCCGCACCAGGACCAGTATCAGTAAGACCCGCAGGTGCAAGCGGGGCATTCGGGCTAGTAGCCGCAGCCGGGGGGCTCTTCAACTGGCGAAGGAAAACGTCAGGGTTGAACTGGATAACACCAGCCTGAGTAGCCATCGACTGAACAGCGAAACCAACCTGTCCACCTACCGGGGCGGGAATGCTTACGCGCTCACGCGGGTAGAAGGTCTTGGTCAGGTCAGACATTGCGCGGGTGCCCAGGAACATATCCGTGGGATAACCAAACGCTTCAATGATCTGATTGGAAGCTTCCTCAATGTCGGCTTCCTGAAGGGGTTGCCCCTCCAGATCAATGAAAGAGTTAACATCAATGAGAGAATCCAGACCATCCCACTGTTCTGCTTCACCATCGAAGGCGAGAGCGGAATCACCGTGGAACAGGCTGTCCTCAACCCGCTCAAGCAGGTAGAGAATCCCATTCTGATTTTCGAGCGCAATTACGTCCCCGTGCGCTGGATGTACCAACGTCGCCGGGTGGGTGACCTCGTTCGTGCTCTTGTTGCGTGAGCCGTTTAAACTCACTCTCCGAGTTTCCTCGGAGTGTCGGACTATATCATCATCTGCAATGAAGCAGATGTTGGGCACTCGTGGGGTCGATTATTGCTATCGCTGCTCACAACCCTAGTCTCTGAACCTTCCGAGATACTGCTATGCGTATTCACTCGGCTTGGCTGCTGATTGGCATAGAAAACCACCCAGTTTCCCTTAGCTTCCCAGCAATTCACCCAATTTAACACCAGAGTCGCCCCTGGAGTGCGCCATCGACGCCCATGAACTTAACTAGCGCAGTACGACGTGCGTAGTTCGTGTCCCGAGTCTGGGGGAGTTCCCCTTCACGGACGAACGCACCGGCATCTGCCGCACCGTAGCTAACTAACTGATTGTACTCTTCGCAACTGTTATGTGAGTCGTTTAAGCTCACTCTCCGAATTTCCTCGGAGTGTCGGACTATATCATCACCCATAAAGGGTGCTGGGCGCTCTTGGGACAGGTTATTGCTTGTGCTGCTCACCGTCCTAGTCTCTGAACCTTCCACGTTACTAGAGCACTTCGCGTGGCTTGGCTGCTGATTGGCATAGGAAATCCCTTGATTTCCCTTAGCGTCCCAGCAATTCACCCAGTGTTTCATAGCAAGTTACCTTACTAAGCCGCCAACGAGACGGTCGAATATGCGGGCGACTTGGGAATCTTCTTCCACAATTTTATGTGGCTGTTGGTGTGCGTAACCACCTTGAGGCTTGCCTCAAGTGACTCAACACGCAGCGCACTTCCACCAGTCTGGTTAGTGATTGCGTAACCCGCCTCAAGTGCCTTCTTGAGTTCATCAAGGTCGGCCTGAGACGTAGAACCAAAGCCGTTAAGACCGCCCTGGTAATTCATTAAAGAAATCTGATCGTGCATCGTTCCCTAAACTCCTATTTAGGTGTGGTTTTGGAGGCTTTTGGCAATCTCAGGCCGAAGTTCTCCGTAAAGCTCAAACTTGGTTACATCCAACGGCTGAACCTGCCCCTTCTGGAGCATGTCAACCAACGAGTCCAACGTCTGCTGACGCTGAACACGCACATCTTCAAGCGACTTATTGACATCAGAGGCAGACGCTTCAATGCCCTTAGTAATCGACTTGGGAGCATGAGCAGGAGCGTTCTCCTCCTCTTCAACCGTAGTCACGCTCTTCTCAAGTCGAGAGCGGATACCAACAACGCCTTCTGCGAGGCTCTTAGCGAACTCACCACGCTCATCGTGCTGAACTTCGATTTGAGCCCGAAGACGACGCTCCATATCCGAGAACGTGTCGTTAATCGACTTACGCAAGTAATAAAGGAACTCACTGACTTCGACGCCCTTTCGGACATTCTCGTCCTCAGTGGCAAACTCTTGCGACTTAGCCATAGAGCGTCGAACTCCTCCACCACCCGGTCGAGTGATTGACGGGGGATTAGGAATAGCCTTCTTGGACTTCTCCTCTGATTCCTCGTCCTGTCCTTCGGGCTCTGCCTCTTCCTCACCTTCCGGTGCGGCTTCCATGCCCTCTTCCTCTGCCTCGGCTCGACCCTGCTTCCGACTATAGGGCATGTCCCCTTCGTCTTCCTGAGCCTTGCGAGCTTTTCCGCCACGACCGTTATAGTCAGTGCCGCCAGAAGAAATCCCGTCATCCCAGGAGTCCCCGTACTTCTCGGGGGCCATGTGATCCAGGCGTCCACCAGAGGAGCCCTTCCCTTGAAGGATTTGAGCTTTCTCCATGTCCTCACCATCGGGAGCGGGTCCACCCTTCAACAGCCCTTCAAGCCGCGAAAGTGAGTGGAGAAGCTCCCCCTCAGTAATTCGTTCTGCCATGTTAGTTGCCCCCATCAAGTCCAAGAGACTTCGCAATCTCAGGACTCAGTTGCTTCGTAGATTCATAACGAATGACTTCGATGGGGTCGATCTGACCGGCTTCAACACCCTTGACCATCGCGTCAAGAATAGCTTCTTGCGACGGGGGTTGATTGCTGGTGCCAGTAAGTCCCGGTCGATCAAGGAACGACACGTTCCCTAACGACTGCCCAGGAAGGGACTTAACAATCCCCCCTACGGACTCATCGAGGTAGTCACAACGATTGGATACGTCATTGACTCCATGCCCGATGTCCAAGACAGCCTCTCCGAGAGACTTATCAAACTCCGCAGACTCAATGTACTTATGATGAAGTACGTTGGTCATACGACCCTCGAAAGCCTCAAATGACTTGCTAACCTCAGTCAGCAGATCATTCAGGAACGGGCTAACTTCGGCTCCCTCGATCAGTACGGGATGCTCCGCAGCGTGCTCTGCAAAGCTCTTACCGATCTTCTGGGAAGCATAGTCAGTGCCATCCTTGCCAATATTGTCATCCCAGTCCTCTCCCATCTCAGTTGGAGATGGGTCAGGCCAGGATCGCCCCTTCTTCTCTTTTGCCATTCCGGCGATGATTTGCGATTTATTCATACCCTCGTCCTGGTTAAAGTACGCCCTCTTGGGCTACGTCCCGATAAATCTCACTCCCTGTGTGAGAAAATCACATCAGCTAATAATGCAGCCGTTGTTCTGGAATACCCGCGTAGCAACTGAATCTCTTCAATTGCCTGGGATTTATTCAGCTTCCGACGCTTACGCCGGTCACCGTAAAGTTGGTCCTTCGCGTCACTGTCTAAACTTTCGGGGACCAACGGAGATCCATAGCCTGCGGCTAACGCTTTCTCTTCCGGCTCTTCGGAAGGCTCAACCCACCCATCCTTACCAAGAGACTTGACCACTTCCATCCAAGTCTTGGTGTTCACAGGTGCGGGAGTGATAGCAACGTCCTGAATCCAGCAATTCAGGATTTGCTTACCCATGCGGCGCTTAACTTTTCCTTGAATACTCATCCCCAGTTTACGTTTGTTTCCTGGGGTAGCATCCATGCTATGCATGAGCTTCCAAATATCGTCCGCGACCTTGTGATTGTTGAAGAGTACCCCCTCAACATACAGACCATCTTTGGTCATCTTAGCGGACGTGGGATACCCAACCTTATTCTCAAATCCAGATTTATGGTCGTTGTTGAAATACCCGTGCTTCATGAAATACGCGAAATCAACCCCGTGCTGCTGTACACACTCGTCTTGAAGGTCTTTATGGGAGGTAGAGGCGACCCCCTTAAACTTTCGAGTACCCTCGCCTCTGGGATCTCCTGCCTTTTGAATAGGCATCCAAAAGTTAAAATCTTCAATCGTGTCGCGCATACACCCCTCAAACGCAAAAAGGGAGTCCAAAGGGACTTTGCCCTCTAAAACTCCCTCTAGGAGAAACACTACGGCAAGACATTAAGTCAGGAATATCTTCTTAGTCAAGAAAAACTATTCCTAAATTTATCAGCTACCGTGCCTTCTTGGTATCGGACCCCTAATCGCGCTAGAAGCTTCCGGCATACGCCCAACATCTGCCGCAACATCGGATGCGCGTAAATCACTAGCTAACTGATGCGGGTCTGACTGCGTATGGGTAGATAGCCCCCCACCCTCCGCACCGTACTTAACACGTCGCCCACCCGCAGCAGGTGCCGGTGAACCGCTAGGCGTAGGATTTTTATCCCACTCTAATAATCCGAAGCGTTCAGACGCTTCATCATCATCAGTCGAGGGGTGCCTACGGGCATGATTCTTCCCAGCCAACATAAGAGCGGCATCCCTAAAATGCCGATTCCTAGAGATTTGATGAGCACCCTCTTTTGTCCAACCTGAACGCTGCCTAGCTTGAGCGGGAGTAACTGCTGCCCCCCTACCCCACATCTTATCTGATGCGTCCTCCATCGCCTGAGAATTACCGTGAGCCTGCTCCATAGCAGTATGGTACTCAGACATATCTTGATGATGGCTACGCCAACTTTGCCCGACTATTCCAGGGGTATTACTCGTAGGTTCATGGAGCGCAGAAGTGTGTTCGCGGGCTAGTTCCGCGTGTCTATCGGCAGCAGAGTCGTGTCGAGACTGACCACCCGCTCCGCGCTTATTCCAACCACTGTGATCTCGACTAAACCTCTCGGGAGATTGTGGCGTGTCATGGATGGGGTACTTTGCACCCTCATGGATGAAGTGTCCTAGCTCACCCTTGGAACCCAAAGGAGGTGACTTACCCCACTCTAGTAATCCAAATCGTTGAGAAGCGGGATCTTCTCCATGCCGTTTTCGATGATCCTTCCTCGCACCTGCTAAAGCAGTTTTGAGGTCGCTAGTGAACTTCTCCCGATTGACATTCTGGCTCGTCAGATAGGAACCGGCATCATGTGCCTCGGTCATATTGTGGTGATAATCTATCAACCTTGAAGGTGAACCTGGGCTCCGCTGAAGGTTTCTGGCGGTTATCCGGTGATAGTCGGAGGCATCGTCGTGCTGCTCATGGGTCCACCCCTTATGATGCGCTCTGAATGTTTTTAGAGTCCACGGTGCGTCGTGTATGTCGTGTGATTTACCGTCATGCTCAAAACTTCCAAGAAGCCCCTGGCTACCAGGAGGTACTTTCTTGGCCTTATCCCACTCTAGTAATCCAAATCGCTCAGAAGCGGGGGATTCTTCGGGAGCTTTGGCACGCTCTCGATGATTCTTCCTCGCAGATGCTAAGTTAAATTTGAGATACTTCGATGAGTTGCTCGTTGTTGGCTGGTTATTGGGGAAGAATCCACGTTTGAGGCTGGCAATATGATCATGAGCCTGACCCATATTGTGGTGGTACATCTGGTTACTTCTGTCACGGTCGAACATTTTGCCGTGGTAATCTGCGGCAGCTTCATGCCGCTCAGGAGTCCACCCCTTATGATGTGCTCTGAATGTTTTTAGAGTCCACGGTACGTCATGTACGTCATGTGATTTACCGTCATGCTCAAAACTTCCAAGAAGCCCCCTAGTGCCTTTAGGCCAGCCGGATGTGGGATCGTCATCCCACTCTAATGACCCGAAGCGTTCAGAAGCGGGGTCTTCCGCTTGAATATTCCCGTGTGCTTTACGAGCACTAGCTAGAGCCTGGTTACGATGACCCCTGTGTGTGTCTGCGAACTCTTTGAACTTAGGATCACCTACAAGTTCGTGCATAGAGCGCAGATGTTTCTCATCTTGGGAGTGCCCGTGCGCCTCTGCCATATGATGGTGGTACAAATACCTCGATGCTGCACTGGTGCCCTCCCAAGGATCAGGCGCATCTGCTCTACCTGCAATCTCCTCATGCTTCTCTGCTGCGTCGAGGTGGTCTTGACGACTCCAATCCTTATGGTGACCTCTAAATTGGTTCGCACCCCACGGGGCAAAGTGAATGTCCTTACCGCTAGAGGTTTTACCTCTCGGTCCTGTCGATCCTTTAGGCCAGCCGGATGTAGGATCTTTATCCCACTCAAGCATACCGAAGCGTTCAGACGCCGCTGTATCGCTATCCGAGTATGGTTGGTCGGAGTATGCGCCCCCCATAGTGCGGGAGAGATCATGGGCTTTAAGGATCGTTAACGCTTTTAGGAAACTACCCACTTCAATTTTCCTCTAACACAAAGTGGGTCATGGACTTCTGCGTATCCCCATGTAATTGGAGGGGCACACCATGCTCCTGACCGCAATTTCGACAAAGAGCCAACGCATCGGACCCGTCAAACACGACTATCCTAGAGCGCAGCTTGATTCGACCATTAGGGTACGACTTGAGCAGCAAAGTGCCGCAATTACAGATTATGTCAGGCGAGTTGTTCACAAATTACTCAGAGTCTTAAAGAGATTAAGGTCTTCGGACAGCACAGCATGAAACTTCGTAGACGGTTCCAATGACTTATGAATGTCACCTGAGTCAACCCCCAACTCGGATAGCTCTAGAGCCTTACCGAGAAGTGCGCTCTCTTTAGGAATATCCGTATCGTCAAATCGCCACCAATAAGCAGTATCCACGATACGCATCACATCTGGGGAGACAGCCTTCTCTAACAACCACCGATTAAATACCACCGACTCATAACTTTGGTGACGAGAGGTTATGAGTCGAGAGGACTTCACCACGTCTAACGCCTGCGTGATGTTCTCAGTTATCGGCTCGTCTAGCTGCTCGCTTAGACTTTTAAGAATCTCTTCGAGGCTAGTCAACTCATCCCCAATTTCAGGAATACTCTTAACAATCAAAGACCTTATTAGAGCATGATCCCCTAGCTTGGCAAAATACGCCCTCTCGGGAGACTTATCCTCCAACTTCCTCGATAACATGCCACGCACACCACCAGGGAGCCTCTCGTAATTATCCTGAACCCAATCATAAGGGGAGTCTTCGCCGGGACCGAACACGACCGACTTCAATAGGTCGGAATGCATGAACGCAGAGTAATCTTCTGGGTGAAAGCACTCGGCTGTCTTCTCAGCATCAGGAGACAACGCGATAGCCTTTTGAATGAACCCCCGAACGACTTGATATTCCTCGTCAGGAAGTTCCACGCTCCCTGCGTATGCATCCATGCTCTTGGTGTAATTACAGGTTGTGGGATACGTCCCCTCGATCATCCCACCAAACAGGTCTTGGCACCACGGGGCTTTCTCAAATCGCTCCTCGTATACTGAGCACCGATACTGCCCATTGCTCTTGAGCATGAGAAATTTGCACGGTAGTTCAGGGACCGTGATCTTAGCCTTATTGATACGAACAGATGCGTGGCAACAGTCCCCACAACCCGTACAATAGGATTCTAGGTCACGCGCCTTCTTCAAGCGGTCAATGTGTTGACCTACCTCTTCTGGAGAGTTGAGTTCCAGATTCACCGCACGTTCTCCCACCCACGATACTGCATCCAGTCGATGTCAAATACGGGCACTTCAACAACCATCGGTGATGGCAAATATTCTACGTCCCCTTGAGCCTTACGCATCAAGTCCGAAGTAGGAATAACATATTCTCGCACCGTGTCATCTAACGCCTTACACATTAGTACCGTGTAGTCAGTGTCAGGGATCTCAGTGATCTGGAACGTCCACCCGATGGGATTATCGGGTTGATACTCCGACTTGAGAATCGTTGCCGTGCAGTCCTCAATCGCCAGAGTTGAATCTGACGTAGGGACTGCATTAAGTCCCTTTTGCATGAGGTCTTCCGCAAGCTCCTGAGATAAGGACTTGTTTACCTGCTTGAGTTCATAGTCCTTTGGACGAGGAGAGAACCGCAATCTACCAGCCTGCTCATTCAAGTGGTTGGCAAGCACTTCAAGGACGCGCCTCTGCTCACCAGAGTCAGACTCCCTAGCTTGTTTGACGAGTTGGTGCGCTCGATGGGAAAGCTCACCAGCTTGCTGCTTACACTTTCTGTCCACGATGATCGCTTGAGCGAGAATTTCAGGAATAAGTTTACTCATCAATACCCTCCCGACATGACTGCCGGTGCGGTTGCCTGTAGTACCTTCAATTGAGTCTCAAGCTCATTTCTCCGCTGCATCTCAAACGGAGAGTCCTCATGGTTATAGGTAGCGAAGTGGATCTGCTCACGCTTCTCAGCATCATCCGTCCTAGCGATCCGACCCATTAGCTGACGTAAATCGGCTCCCGTCTCTGGAAGACCCATGATGTGCATGACCTCACCAGCTTGCAGGTTGTGTCCCGCAGAACTCTTCGGGTCTACAAAGATGAACGGGATCTTGTCCTCTTTATCGTTTGTCCATTCACGCTTCGACTTCTCTACACGACCGGACTTCTGCGAGGAGGTGATGTCGCGCATATTGTAGTTCGTGTACCCCATCTTCTTTAGCGCAGCCTTAATCGCCGCTTTCTGCTTTTGGGAGTCTACGAATATGACGTGCTTCTTCCCCTCCCCAACAGACTTCACCTTATCCACAAAGGACTGCACTTTCGCGTTGGTGTCACTGTCCCCACCGTGCAAGTTATCCCTGTGGTCCTTGTATACCTGACGCATTACCCGCTCCCGAGCACGCTTCTTCCACGGACCCACGCGCTTCTCTTGAGGGACAGCCGCAATCGCATCCTCGATTCGTTGAGGAGCCCCCGCCTCGATCTCACGCGCACGATCTAGTTGAGCGGGTGTACGAGACACATTCCTAGATTCTGTTGAGATTCGGAACGGCAACTCGGAGATTTTCCCGCCACTCACAAAGGGGGCAAGCTCCCCCCACAAAGCGTCTACCGTAGCGGAGTCTTGGGCGTTAGTGCCCTCCCCAAATCCTCCGTATGCACGATCAAATCGAGTACGGTATCCCAACGAGTTGTTTGGATTCGTCCAGCGTACAAGATCAAAGCTACCAACTGCGTTCTTCTTCGCTGGGGTAGCGGTCAGCGCAAGACGCCGATCAAATGGGATCTTCATGATCCGCCGCGCACCCGCTCCCAAGCGACCCTTACCCTTGGTTGTCAACTCTTGGGGCTCATCAATGGTAGCCCCATCAAATCCCGCCTCATGAATATCTAATGAGTCGTTCTGTGTTCCAGCGTGGTCATGGGCAACAATCAATACCTGCCCAGGCTTAACACTCTGATAAATCTTTTTGCGTGTCTCATACGGAGCATCTGGAGGAACGATCTGTACATCCATATCGGTGAAAGCATCTGCTTGCGACTTCCACTGTTCAACTGCCTTACGCGGGACAACAATCAGCCCCTTGTAGTTTGGGTCATGTGCGATCTCATGCCCGTGTGCCCCCAATGCCGTAAGCGTCTTGCCCGCACCCGTAGTCCGCGCAATTACTCCCCCACCCGCTCGCTTGTACCACTCAAGGTCATTACGCTGCTCCTGTCGGAGTGAGATGGGCTTCCCAGCTAAATCAGCGGGTAAACCTGCTGCCCTGAGTTTCGCCTCATCATCTGGGAAGTGAGTCCGCAGCCCCTCAGACGTGTACCCCTCAGTAGATGAGGTATCGTTCTTGACCGCTTCCCACTCATCATTCCTGCGGGCTTCCTTCTTAGTTTGCGACACGAACCGCTTTTGGTTCAGGTGTCGTGCGGTAGTATCAATAATCCAGCCCTTACTCGGATCGTATCGAACCCCTAGCTTTGGACCCTCATTAAGTTTCAACGCTGATAATTTGTGCTGTACCGCAATATCGGAGTGGCCCAAGATAATCGACATCGACGCATCGCTACTCTTAGCTGCCTTCTGGAGCGCGTCATAAAACGCAGCACTAGCTGACATTGATCCCAAGGCAATCCCTAAATTCCGACGTTGCCGCTCAAGATTATTCCCTTGATAATACGCGCCAGACTCCGCGCCCAACCGTCCCGCATCAATATCTTCCTGAATGACCTTAGCCTCATTCATCAAACTGCCGTGCTTGGATAACGCCTCCCGCTCAGTCTCTTCAAGTTGAGCAGCGTTCTTATCCCGAACCCCAGCCATGAACTTCTTGTACTTCTCCTCACTCAACTGTGACTTGAGATCGAAAGCTAGGATTCTCGCGGCTGTCTCGGGACCGAAATGCTCAACAAGCTTTCCAGCCTCGTATCGAGCCCCGGTTATCTCGGATGGCATAAGAGCAGTCAGTGCAGTCGAGGCACCGTCAGTGGTGTGCTGGGAAAGCGTGTTCCCAACATCCTCGTTCCAATGATGCGCGATAGACTCATAGAACGACGCAGCAGAATTACTCTGCATGATACGATCAACGTACTCATCAGCGACACGCTCTACTTCTGCGTCAGACAGACCCTCCTTAATATGGAGCTTCATGTCCTCCAAAGTTGCAGATGAAGAGAACTTCTTGGCCTTTAGCTTATTGCTTTTGAGATTCTTTCGTATCTCCGCAGCTTCGGCATACTTAGTCTTATGCTCATCAAACAGGTCTTTGATTTCATTCGCCGCAGCCTCGTCCTTAACTGCTGCCTGCACTACTTCTGAGGTAGAGCTATCGTCCCCGGTGACAATTTTTACGCCGTCTTCGTCGTGAGAAACGTGCTCACTAGGAATATTTGCCCCCTCTTGCCCAAACGCTTCTTCATGATCGAAATGGTTCGCCAACTTAGACTCTAGTTCTGAGTCGCTCATTGACGATGAATCTTCAGGGATCTCTGGGAGAGTGTAGACCCGCTTATCGGGAATTTGGGGCTCATACTCCGTAGGCGTCGTAGGCTCTTCAGATTCGGGTAGTGTCTGTCCGCTGGAGAACTCACCAGAGGGTAGAGTTGGGGTATAGTTCCCCTCCTCGTTTACATCTTCCGTGTCATCAGCACCAAAGCTGATCCGCGCACCCTTGACCTTACGCTCCTCGTACTTCCGCTTAACCGCTTGCGCCCGCTCGACCATCTTTTGTTTACGGTGTCGAGCGTCACGGGAGTTGAGTAGCCGCTCTGCAAACTTCGCTACTCGACTTGCCTCCTCCTCATCCATGCCCTGCTGCTGATAGTGCCCCTTAACAGCCTCCCCAATCGCTGCCTTCTCAGCCTTGGTGTACGAAGCACGCTTCATACCCACCGCTTCAATAAGCTTTGTTTCAGCCTCTTTCGAGGCTTTCCTAGCTTCTGTAGAAAGCTCCTTCGCTGCTTGAATCTGTGGGGCTTCCTCTTCAAGAATTTCCTGCTTCTTCCGCTCAAACTCTTCCGCTTTCTTACTCACCTTAACGGTGTCCATACGCATAGCTAGGTGTCTACGAGCAGCAATCTCCTTAGACCGCTCTTTCGGCTTCACTTCCTTTTGTTCAGGCGCAGCTTTCTTCTTTGGAGCAGCCTCTTTTGGTCCTGGCTCCCCCTGAACTGCGTCAGGATCAAAAGGCTTCTTTAGAGCAGGTGGAATCTTCGTGTGAGAACGCTTCTTAAATTCACCAGAGAGTGCTGCAAGCCCATCTGGACGTTTGGTAATCAGGATATGCCCGCCCGCCATAGGTCCATGCTTTGCGGTAATCCAAACCGAATCCCCCGAAGGAACGGAGTCCCAATGTAACTGCCCATCACGCATAGGCGTGCTAATAACGGCTTTACACACCTCCTCTAGCCGATCAAACATCGGCTCTGCGGCTGGGAAGTCCCCATTACATGCCTTGCGTAATCGCCCCACCTCCGTCAACACCTCGTAGTAAACTGGAGTTAGGATTTCACACCCCCAAGACGCAATCTGTTCCTTGGTAATCAACTTATTCATTCTCTTCTCCACCTTCATGCCTATGGTGGTTATGAAACTCATCCAGTAGGTACTGCTCGACTTCGGGGTCTACCCAATGTGAGTGTGACTTCTCAATCCGCATCCGTGGTCGAGATACGTCATGAGGTAAATGCTCTAAATGAACGTGCCGTACAGGAATATCCCGAACATGCGTTGGAATCCCTTGGTGGGGATCAGATTGTAAGTGACTCACCCGGTACTTGCCCCCCGACACCACTTCCTGCTCACTTTGATACGCACCCAGATGCGTAATATCCGTACCGTACTTGGGCTGGTGTACATGAAACACTACAGCCTGATGATAGTCAGGGTGATTTTGTCCTACCGTGGGATTGTACTCAAACCCACCAGAAAACCCTGACGGGCCGGATCTAAATCCAGCGGTGTTATTAGCCAGCACCCTTGATTGTGCGTACTCCGACGCTAACGAGGAATCGCTTGTCCACGGACGAGCACGACCTCCACGGAATGTAGCTCCTGGTGTAAGCTTATCCAGCATCCGATTGGGTACGGATAACCCCCGCCAAATCGTTTCGGGGTAGTGCGACTGATACGGTGCGGAAGCTAGAGCTTTGATAAACGCATACGCCTTGGAGTTATCGTTCCGTACACGGTGACTGTTGTGCTTATGCAACTGGACAGCCTGCGCGAGATTGAAGTGGGCTCCGTCCTCATAGACGTGATCTAACAGGCCACGAACACCTATATGCCCCCCATCAGGAATTTCCTTAGAGTGAATCATACTTGTAAGCTTATCCATCCTGCGCTGAGACTCAGCCGGATCGTGCTGCTTATAAGAAAATATCCCCTTCTCTAGATCCTCAATGACGTGCTCCCGAGCATGATCTACCCACATACTCGTCAGAGCCTTAACAATCTTCTGCTCAACTTCTGGGTTAGCCGGAAGTCTGTGGTGGTGTTGGAACTGCTCCTTTAAGGCGTCCTCTACCTCCTGATCAATCCAATCGTACCCATCGGACTTCCGAATGATACTGAGCTTCGGACGTTTAGCGTCGTGAGGAAGATGCTCCAGATGAATATGGACTGGCCCCGTTACCGTGCCCAGTGGGGTTTCTTTTGGTGTGGGCATCTTGGGAGTGTTGATTACCCGGTAGTTTCCACCACTAGCTACCTCTTGCTCCCCCTGAAATCCCGCCAGATTAGAAATGTCCGTACCGTACTTGGGATGATGCACATGAAACACCACCGAGTGAATCTTCCCCGCACGCGCAGACTCTAGGTTTTCTTTGGCTGTTCGATGATTGAGAGAATATTGTTTCGCAACAGCGTGCGATAACGACCAAGGAACTACAGTTCCAGCATGAAAAGTAGCCCCCGCAGCTAATTTACCAAGGTGCTCACTTGATAGTGCCGTACCTCGATAAATGGGCTTATCATCCTTATAAGTAGCCCTAGCTAGGTGCTTAATATACTCATGTAACACCGGCTTGTGAGCACGAACAATTCGAGCATCATATTTATGTTCTCGGATAGCCTTACCCACCCAGAGATGATTTTCTGACGGGTGCCCAACCTCACCATAACCAGCGGTGGACGTAACTGCGGGGCGCAATTGCCCAATGCTACCATGATACATCTTCCCAGACTTAACTAAATCCCGAAGGTCATGTGCCCAACCCTGAACATGCTCAGGATCATGCTTCATAGCCCGAGATAAGTGCCCCACCTGCTTTGAGAAAATCTCTCGGTCTGTCTTATCCCAAGGTTGAGCAGCCTTCCAATGATACGGCAACGTATCCCCTCTAGGGAAGAAGTCGAATGCCTTGCTAATCGTATACTCACGCGCCATATCAACCCAAAGACTCAATAGCGACTTGACGAGATCGTCTTGTAGACCCTTACGCAAAGGAGACTCTTTCTGGAACTTGAGCACTGACGGGCTCGCAGCTAACTCAGGTAGCTCCGACTCAAACATGTGCTTGATCTGATCTTGCCTTTGTATCGCAGTAAGAATGGGCTTCTTGGGGTTTCCAAACTGCCGCTCCAAATCCCGCCTGAACATGTCCGCGAGTTGAAGAAACGAATACTTCGGTGAGAAGTCAGCCCCATTGGGGAGCATCTTTAGGAATATATCTCTAACCAACGTGTGGTAAGTGCCCTCGGACTTAGACCTCGACTTCTTCTTTTTATCAGCAAAATGCTTAGTTACTATCCCTTGCCACTTCTTCTCAGATTTTGCGTATTCCTCTTTACTCAGCTTCTTCCCGGCCTTATCCCCAAGGATCTCCTTACGCTCCTCCATTGTCTTAATATACGAGGACGGTTCGTCAATCGGGAGTACCCAAGGCTTATCCATGTGCTCCGCGACCCAATCCTGGGACTCGTCATATGTGCGGGTGTCTGCGAAGGTTAAGTAGTTATCAAATACCGCTAACCCCTCGGGAGTCTCAGGTCCGACCTTCTCCAAAGTCCTCTCAAAGTTCTTCTCTTGAGCACGTCGCCAAGCTTCTTTGAGGAGGTGCTGCGTCTCCATATCGAGATTCACAGGCTTAGAGTACCGCTCAATAGCTGACTCAACCGCCGCAGAAGTCTTCTCTTCCGTCCGCTTAGGTTTAGCAGTCTTTATCTTTGCTGTGAGCTTCCCCTGCAAATAACGACGGACTGTACGCTCAATGTAAGAATATGCATAAGACGTGAACTTAAATCCTTTGGCGGGATCATACCTGTGTGCTGCCTCTAGCAGACCAACATGCGCTTCAGCCTTCGCATCATTAAATAACTCATTACGAGACTTCTTATCTGTCGGATAAAATCGGGCAAGATTCTTCGCTGTAATTGCGATCACCATACCGAGGTGCTCATCAGCGAACTTCGGCATAAACTCCTTTTCGGGTACTCGCCCCCCGGTAAAGTCGATACGCCATCGAAATGCCCTAGTCTTTGTCTTAGGGTCTGTATATTCCTCTACTCTAAAAGGTAATCTCCCGCTCTCCAGCAAAGAAGTCATGGGACGAATCTTCATCGCTTTAGATCCGACCTTCACCTTAGATTTACCGCGACTTCCCAACATCAACTGAGTCATTTTAGACCACCAAGATTCGTACTCTTGGCGATCTCGAAACACGCGAGTATCCCGCTTTGACCCACGGTACGGATCGAATGGGTGGTCCTTGTTAAACTTAGCGGTCATCCACGCCTCACGTCTTACTGCTGCGCGTGATGCTTGCGCGATGGCGGGCGTGAGAGTGTGATGCACCATCCCAGACGAATCAGTAACTTCAAATGGTCTATTGATTATCTTTTGCAGCCAACGAACCAAGTGGCTCGTTGATTTCATGTACGTCTTCTTCTTGCCCTCAAAGACTATGTAAGGGTTTGCTTCCTTACCCGTGGACCGCACAGTAAGCATCGTGCGCCCGCTGATATTTTTCAGCTTCACCACCTTACGTCGAGGAGCAGCCAAAAATGCATTAAGCTCCCCCATCCACGCAGAGTGTTGGTACGCCCGATCAGGGGAGTGTGCGAGCTTATGACTGTCTGCATGAATATCTAAAGAGTGCTCATCCTCAGACCAGGCATGACCATGCCCATGTCTAGATGTACGAGTCTTACGGTAGGTATAAACCCACCGACCCCCCTTACGCTTCCGTGAGATGTATTTATGCCCCGGTTTAGGCGAGCGGAATAACGCCTTCTCTAGAATGTCTAGATCAGGGACATCTATGAATAGGTCATACATCGCAGACGTAGTACCGCACTAGGAATTGGTCCCCATGACTCGAATGTTGTGTATGAATGATCGCCTTCACTACCACCGCATCCGTTGGAAATTTATTTAGCTCCTCTGCCAACAAGTCCCACACCGATTTCGCTCTGGCTAAGACCATCGCATGACTAATATCAATTACCCGCTCTTGATCACCGGGCTCAAAATAATCCGTGCTATTACGCAGATGCGTCTGATTCCTGATCACGCCTTTCCAGTTCGCTAACAAGTTCTGCATACAGATCCTCCGGTCGCATGAGCGCAAGGTTCCCCTGAGCATCGTAATCGAACCCAGGAGGAACATAATCTACCTCACATAGACACCAGGGGTGGTGCGGAGGTAGCACAGGTTTCCGTAACTTTTTCGGAACACCAATATTTGTACCATTAGCCTCTAAATCACTTAATTTCCAAATCTTGGGTTTTTGATTCAAATCGAGGTAATCCCGACGACATTCAGGACACGCCCCCGTCGTAGGACTAACAACAACTCGTTGGTCAGCCTGTTCTTCGGGAAACCCAGCGTACAACCCCTCCTTCTGTCGGATAGCATCTACAGTCCCCTGACACCTGGCAGCGTGCATCTCTGTCGAGGCTACCCTGAGCCAGTCCCGATTATAGGACTGTAGCCTTCTAGGAATATCGTAGGCTAATTGGAGAACAGTTCGCCGGGATTCAAGCGCATTAACTACCTCATCACGAATCCCCTGCCGAACAATACGTTCAGTCAGGTTACCCGTAATTTGACGCTCCATATCCCTGAATACGCCATTCTTGATATCGTCAGCTATACCCTGAACCCCACTTGCAGCATGTGCCTTCGATGCATCAATCCTAAACTGCTCCAAGATTGAGGGGGGCTCCATCTTGTGCCAACTTACCCCGGCAAGTTCTTTGAGCGCATCAAATGTAAGGGAACGATACTTATCAGACGTAAGCATCGCTTTGATCTTTCCCAACACATAACTGTACTCAAACAGTTTAGGGTCAGTCTCAGGCGGAATAAGCCCCGCCTTAATTAGTTCCTCGATGTCATCCTGGGAAACAACAGACGTACCAAGAAGGGAAACCAGGAATAGGTCAGTATGTTGTTTGATTATACGGGCAAGTTCAGCCAGTTGTGAAGGTGTAAGTCTAGGCATGTTAACACAATCCAAGCACGCAAAATTTAAGACCTACGACGCCCACCACCAGGGGAACGCAACGCTTCTGCTGCCTGCCGAAGCTTGATTGACCCGCCGCGCACACCTCGACTAGCCCCTCGACCAGCACCCCCAACTCCACGGGCTGCGGCACCTAACGCATCTAAGGGTTTAGGACTCGCCAACCCCGCACCAATCGCATACCAATCTGCTACGGGCCGACTACTCTCCGCTTCATGCCGCTTTATGTCTCTGGCTAACTTATCAGAACGCTTCGCAGCCGCCTCTCTTCGGTCCTTTCTGGTCCCTCTAAAAATGCCCCCACGATCAGTAGTCGTGACTACCTCTTCACCACTTGGAAGCGTGTGCGTTTCTGACGAACGATCACCTACAGCCAAGGAAGCAGCCCTTCTTCCCGCATCTCTAAGTCGGTCTGCGGCAGAGGGACCACGTTCAGCGG